CATAGCAGCAGCACGTCCTGGTTGAGGATGCTGATGTTCTCAGCGGTGACCCGCAGTTCGATGCGGCTGTTGGCGGGGAACGGGATGGCCAGCGTGCCCTCCTGCCCGCGCACGAGCGTCATCACGTCATCCGTGCGTGCGGTGACCTTGACGATCTCGTAGTTGCCCGTGACGTCGATCAGCGTGGCGTAGAAGTAGTCCGACCCGCCCAGCGTGGGGAACCGCGCCCCCTGGCCGGTGGTGACGGTCAGCGACGTGGCGATGCTGGTGACCGCGCTCGGGATCGTCGCAAAGGCGTTGTTGGTGATCTTGAGGGCCATCTCATACTCCGAAGGGCTGCATCCGCGCCATCAGCGGGCCACGGGCGTTGCCCAGGTTCGCACGAGCACGGCGCTCTGCAAGCTGGAAGGTGAACTGCTTGGCGTGGTACGACGACAGCTCCCGGTCGGACCAGTTGACCTGCGGCAGCGCCAGGAGATGTTGCAGCGCACCGTGGACGATGACGTCCTCCAGGTCGCTCATGATCACCTCGTCCATGGCCGTGGCCGTGCGCTTGGGCTTCAGCGCCACGAACATCCGCATCCGGTAGGTCTTCTCGGCGTCCGGCAGCGGCAGCACGAGGTACTTGTCGGGCGTGAGCTGGCACACCACCTGGGGCTGGCTGCCGTCGGCGACGATGGAGTCCGGCAGGACGTAGCCCGACCCGCCGTTGAAGAGCTGCTCGTTGTACTGCTGACCGTTGAACACGCCCGGGGGCGTGAGGCTCCAGACGACAGAGGGGTCCTGCCCGCTGTAGATGTCCGCCCACTTGGGGTACAGCCGGATGGCCTGCTCCAGGGTCATGCGCTGAAGCGGCGTGTCATTCATCACCGCCTCGAACAGGATGTGGACGTCCGTGTTCGTCGGCTTGTTGTACTCGTACTCGAACACCCCGGGCAGCAGGTTGAACAGCGGGATCTGGTACCGCCACGCGGACGACCGCTCGCACGCCCGGATGGCTGACTCGCGGATGTACTGGATCATCGTCTGCTGCGGGCAGCCAGGGACGCTCGGGTTCACCCGAGGGATCAGCGAGGCGAAGGTGCGGTCAGCCATCAGATCACCTGCTTCCTGTCGAGCCCAGCCTGCTTGGTGTCAGTGACGACCCGGTTGGACACCGACGCTCCGAGCGCCTCGGTGTAGTTCTTCTGGAACAGGGCAGCACGCTGGCTGTTGACGTGCTCGTCGTCCACCGACTCGGCGAGGAACACCACGCCGTCGATCAACACCGGGAAGTACGCTTCCGGGATCAGGGCGATGGTGTCGTTGAGGGCGTAGTCAGGCGGCACCTGGGCATACTCGCCCACGAGGATCACCCCCGACGTCGGCCGGGGGTAGACGAAGAACTTGTTGGGGTTGCGCACGTGGCGCATGAAGTTGACCGGCGTGCTGGCCGCTTCGTTCACCCAGCCCGGGTAGGTCTGGTCGAAGACCTCGCGGTCGACCTCGGTGACGGCGTCCCCGTTCTTGACCTGGAAGATCTGGATCAGGCGCAGGGAGTCCGTCGGCGTGGACTGCAACACCACGTTTGGTGTGGTGGCGATGTCACCGATGACCCCGAAGAGATCAGGCCGAAGCACCGCCGTGCGCTTGAGGGTCTGGTTGACCCACCCGAGCATGATGGCGTCAGAGTACCGATACGTGACCTTGGTGTCCTGTATCAGCCTGCGGACTTCGGTGATGATCTCGTTGGGGGTCACGTCGGCAGACCTTTCGCGGCGTCAGCCGCCAACTCGGGCGGATTGTAGACCGGGGTCTCCGGCACCGGGGTGCTCAGATCCAGCGGTGCCTTGCGCGGCCGGCCACGCGTGGGCTTCTCGGTGTGCTTGGCGATGGCTTCCTTCACCTCAGGGGTGATGAACTTGTGGGGGAAAGCCACCTGCTCGGTCACCACCTCGCAGCTCGGGTTCTTGGCCAGGATGTCGTCGTAGGGGTAGATGAACCCGTCCTTCTTCACCCGGATCCACATCGTCTGGTTCATTTGCTGGACTTCCTCAAGACTGCGATCAAGACCGCAAGACAGAGGGCGATGATGACGCCCTCACCGATGCTGAATGCAAGACCCTGGATCATGGCTACTCCTTCCGTTTGCCGGACGGGGACACGGGCCACGACTGCCGCGCAGGACCCGTCTTCCTGCGTGCGATGGTTTGCTTGTCAGAGGCTGACATCTTCTGGGCTGCGGCAGCGGGGCGGCAGGCTGGGTACGACCGACTGGACTTCTCAGAGCCGG